AACCAAGAAGCCATATAAATTTTTAGCATGAGACATCCAGTCAAACTCATACCACGGCGCTCCCGGGTAAGCTGTACCGGTTATATCAGCTCCCCCTTTGTATTTTCCGGTTGGCTTGTCCACAAACCAGGAATGAACGTTTGCACCACCGGGAAGCCCGATGGTATCCCCACCAATACCATAATCCCCTACCTGCGTAACTCTTCCCGGCGTAGTGTCGAGGTTTGAGGTTGTAACATCGTGGAATGCCGCACTTCCCAGACCTGCATAAATGGCGCCGGGGTTCATCACGTTAAAAAATGTTTTGGTATTGTCCAGCAGACATACGAGCCCCGTATCCTTCAGAATATCGCTGGCAACCAGTTCCGCCTTATTCCCTTTGTAGAGTTTGAACGTGCCGAGCACACGTCCGCCCATCGTCAGCTGCAGCGTACTGGCCCCGGTATTGTTCTGCGTCGGGAAGACCACAATCGGCGTGCGCAATGTCCAGTCTGTCGCGCCATTCACAAAATACGTGGCCGGCAGATCCAGCGTCAGCGCGTTAGCGGTGCCACCAGCAACCCCGGAAATGTAATGCCCACTCTGGAGCTGCTCAATCTGAACAAACTGGTTCTCTGAGCCGCGGGTGGCAAAGTTAGCGATCACGTCATTCAGTGCCCACCCTTTCGCGGTGGTGCCCTCCTGCCCGCGCACCACAGTCAGCACGTCATTATTGACCGAAGTCAGGTGGCAGATTTCAAAAACCGTTTCTTTCGCATCCGTCAGAGTAATTTTGGCGTACATCTGCAGGGGATTGGATGCATTGGCGTAATCGCTGCTGAGCAACCCGGCAAATTTTGCCCCGGTGCCGGGCATCACCTGAATCGTTGTCTGCCCGGCGGTAATGTCTGCCGCCAGAGATGAGATAACGTTATTACCGAATCCAGTAATCATTTTTGAACCACCGTTACTGTAAATGTGTAAATAAAGGGCAATTTCACCAGCTGTTGGGTGATCGCATCCTTGAGGAAATAACCAACACCGTCGCCGTAGTCCGGAATCGTGATAGAAAAAACGCCCTTGTCGGGCGTCACACTGATATCGAAGGTATCCTGTACCGGCGGATCGACTCCGTTGGCCCCGTGTATGAACCGCGCCAGACGCCTTTTCAGCCAATCGATACAAAAGTGCGAGCCGTCACCTTTGTAAAAATTCCAGGTCAGTATCCGCTTGAAATAATCGTCAGGGACATAAGAAGCGGAACCGGGTACGTAGTTCTTCAGACCCGCATAGGTGATGGCGTTGTACTCGATAGTGTTATATGCCCCGCGCGCAATCGCATCCTCTGAAATCTGGAGCAACGGACGCTCTTCCCCGTAAATACCCAGCGCAATCCAGTCCAGCAATTCGCCGGTAATATTTGGCGACGTCCAGCAAGGAAGATTGAGCGTATTTAGATAATCTAGGTCAGCCTGAGCCAGTGAATTAAAGGCATCAAAGAAGGCGGTAATGTTGGGGTCATCGTTGTACTGGGTGTAAGGATAAGCGGGAATAATCTTTTCAGTTAGAGCCTGCATATTGCTTAACCTGAATTTGAGCTGCTGAGGTGGAGAAATAGGCGTATGTATCGCCATAAACGAGGCTTGAGCCTGCATCAGGCGGCTTGATAGTGCCATTAATGCCCACCTGAACATCGATCATCGATACCAGGGAAGGCGCAACCAGACCAGACACCGATTTCAGGAAGATATCCTGAACTTCGAAAATATTGATGGGCTGCCCCACTGCAATAGCGTTGATGTAGTCAGCGATGTTTTGCTGTACCGCTTTTGCAATGCCGTCCGGGTCAATGTAGGTCGTCGATGCCGTATTCCAGGTGATAATGACAGTCGCGTTCTGCGAGGACGGAACCACAAACGGCACCTGATACACGTCCGGATAAACCGTGATCGCGATGGTTTTCTTTTCCACCGGCGCGCCGGACGGATTCGAAACGTCATTGGTCAGAATGGAAATATCCGGCACAGCTTTATAAATGGCGTAAGCCACTTCGTAGGGGTCACCACCGCCGACAACCGCAACCCATCTACCTAACGTCGCCTGTCGGTACGAAAGCAGGTTTTCCTGTACCCCATAAACCAGCTTCAGCTCGGTGCGATAACAGTCTGGTGTTCCCTGCACACCGTACATCCCCGCCTGCAAGACCTGCGCACGATATGATGAGTAGTTTTGCTCTGCGGCACCAGGAAGCCCCGCCGTAAGGTTGGTGCAGGTCACCTCATAGTCACTCGGCACTGAGGTTTTAATCTGGTTCACGGAGCCCGCAGGCACAGCCCATGTTCCTTCGGTTGTCGCCAGGCAATACACAGGGGCAGTCTGGCCGCTATCAGGGATCACCGTGTCACGTTGCACCGTGTAGGTGTAATTGCCATCTCCGACGGTAAACCCCTTCGGGATCGGAAACCCCGGCGGCCCCATAAAGACAACGTAAACGGAGGTGTTGGTACCCTCCCCGCGTGGAACGCCGTAAATCGCCCCCAGCTGCGCCAGCAGGTGAATATTGGCGCTGTACGGACTGCAGGAGTTAATCAAATCTACACGCGCCTGGTCGCAAACCACCAGCGCGCCGACGCTGGTCCCCACCATGTCATCAATCAAAGAGCCGGGTAAATCCGTAGTTATCCCCGGTGATAACGCGGTAGCCGTATTGATGACCTGCTGCCGTAGCGCATCAGTCGTCTGCGGCACCGGGCCGGAAATAGTGTAGCTAACGGGTAAATCACTCATACATATACCTGCGTGACAATTTTAGAGCCTGAGTTGGTAATCGCAGAGATGCTGTACACCGGAGGGTCGGTTTCCGTCAGCGCGATCTGCAGAGAGGAAAAATACGGGCTGAACTGCTGCTGTAGCCGGTTAACGTAGAAGGTCGGCAGTATCTGCTGAATGACTGAGCCGTTAGCCGGTATGCCGTGATTAGCGAAGAATGGAGACTCCTGCGGCGCCAGCTTCAGGTTCTGCACCAGCGTCGTGAGATACACCGAATCGTTGAACCCGTTTTCGTCTGTCGTGACCGTAATCCACTTCCCGTCTTTATCTCGTCCGTATGTCCTCATTCGGTAATACTCCCGTTGAATTGTGACGTTGGCCCTCCGGTATCCTGTCCATTGTTACCGTTGGTGTGCTGGTGGCCATTAAGCCACTGAACCAGTTTTTCCCAACCTTCCTGCATGATTTTCGGGCTGGTGCTGGCCGCGCTGTCAGTCAGGGTTCCGCTCTGGCCCGTCAGAGACCAAGCGCCAGCAGTGAGCGTCAAAACGGTACTCCCCACCGTCACCTCGAATTTTTGAGGCGTGGCGATAGTGATACTTTCCGGGGTAAGCAGAAACGTGGTGTTGCTTTTCGCATCACGAATAGTTACCCCTTCAGGCCCGTATAGCGTCAGCACCTGCCCATCAACCGCCTCCCACGCTGTATGACTGATAGGAAGGAACACTAATGAGCTGAGATTAGCGGGAGGAGTTAAATCGGCGGTACCACCACCGAGGCCGCTGGCGCCGCCCAGATAGGTATCCGCAGGAATGACTATCCCCCGATCGCCAGGCTGCATGGGATAGCGAACATATTGAGGGCCGAACAGTGGGATCGTGACTTGCGGTATGACGTAAGGGATATCACGCAAAAGAAACGATACGGTGATCATGTTCCCCGAACGCGCTACCACGGAGGCCGGTAGCACCTTACCAGCCATCTGCATCGCATCGGCAATTTTCCTTTCGGCGAAATTATTCATATTTCCGCCAAAGTTCATTTTTTGATTTACGCTCATGACGCGGCCAGTCCTCCGGTTGGGTGAGCTTCGAGCAGCGTCACCCAGCTGTTAGCGTCCGGCTGCCTGCTGTTCCCGATTAAACGGACCGACGACACAAGAAAGTCTCCAGTAAAGGCAGAATCGTCGCGAAACTGAGAATACGAAGACGCCTGGATCATTGGACGCATTTTCGGCGGCATACGAATGTAATCCCCCACTTGAATATCGCTACGCATGACGCAGGGAATGGAAACCGTACCGAACTGCACCCAGGTTGGCTGGCCTACTAGGTCAGTAAATACTATTTGTGTCGGGTTTTTGCTTCTGTACGACGCGCTTTTGTTTGAGTCTTTATCCTGATGGTTGTCAAAGTCATTATCGAACACGCGAATCTCTTTACCGTTCACCATGGTAATTTCTACGCCTGAATAATTGCTATCTTTGATAATGCTTTTACTCAGCGTATTTAACCGCTGTGCGAGCTCAGTAAGATTTCCACAATACATCCCGCTATCGTAGTTAT